AGGCTTTTTGAGAGATTTCGCCGAAAGTCTTGAAAACTTCTTTTTCTTCTTCAGTTAAGAAATCAAGATGCTGAACGCTTCCGCCGTGAACAAGAATAGATTTCCAAATTTCTTGATTGTCCACTTCTTTGGAAACAAGTAATTCTTTTAAGTGTGGATTTTTATAAGTGAATTTTCCTTTAGCTAAATCCTTCACGAAGTAATTACTGTTCAGTGGCTCAATTGATGGAGACATTTGCCCGAGAATAAACGAGCTTGAAGTGGTGGGAGCTACTGCCAATGTAGTAGAATTTCTACGAGCGTAGCCTTTCAACAATGGAGGCTCGCCAAAAATAGAAGCAAGATCTTGAGAGGCTTTGTCTGCAAGATTGCGAATGCTTTGCCAGATTGACATATTCAATAGCTTAGCTTCCATAGATTCGAAAGAAACCATTTTAGATTGAAGGTATGTGTGCCATCCAAGAACACCAACACCAAGCGCACGCTGATTGATAGCAAACTTTCTTGGAGCTTCCATGAATGGCATGGATTCTGTCTTTTCGATAAACTCGCTCATCACTGCGTCCAAGAAGAAAACAAGAGTTTCGACAGCATCAGTTTTGACAATCTCGTCCCATTTTTCAAGATTCAGCGAAGAAAGATTACAAACAAAAGATTCGTCTTCTGAAGTAGAAAGCATAATTTCGTTGCATAGATTACTAGCATTGATCGTCAAACCTTTATCTTTATAAACCTGTGGAGCTTGCTCGTTGGCATTGTCAGAAAAGAATAGGTATGGATAGCCGCTTTCAAATCTCTTTTTAATAACCAAGCCCCAAATTTTGCGAAGATCTTTATCACCATCAATCATTCTCTTCATCCATTCATTGGATACACACACGCCAATCGACATATCTTGAATCTCATGACCATCTGAGCGAATCTTTAAAAACTCTTCGATATCTGGATGATCGATTGGAAGATAAGCGGCAAAAGAACCTCTTCGAACATTGCCTTGAGAAACAACATTCATGATCTTATCGTACAATTCCATGAAATGCACAGAGCCAGTAGATTCTCCACCAGAACTAATTGGTGCGCCACGACCGCGAAGCGCTCCAAAATATGCAGAGGTTCCACCTCCAGCTTTGGTCATCATTGCCACTTCAGACAGCTTATAACCAGCAATCTGCTCTAGCTTGTCTGAAATGTAAGAACCAAAACAACTAATCGGCAATCCTCTGGACCTTCCAAAGTTACTCCAAATTGGAGAAGATAAAGAGTAAAAACCAGAAGCTAAGTAAGACTCAAACTTCTTAGCAAACCCATCAATTCCTAAGTATTTTTCAGCAGTATTTGCAATATCCAAAATTCTCTGTTCGGCAGTCTCCCCCGCTAGTAAATAGCCTCTTTCGAGAAACGTTCTCGAATCCGCATTAAGCCAATAGTATTTTTCAGTCATAATTAAAATAAGTCGTCTTCACCAAATGATTGATTCTTCTTTGAGTACTCGACGGGTCTAGAACTGAAAAAGTCAGTCATGTTATTGCCCAAAAGTTCCTCGTCGAACCATGTCGTCAATGATAACAATTTTTCATCAATTTCAAAGACTTTTTTAAAACCGATTTGAATTAAAGATTCATTGATTCTGTTTTTAATAAACTCTTTAAGGATTGGCGAAGACAGGGACTCCTCATTCAAACCATTTACCATCCAGTCTACGATCTTGCTTTCAGCTTCAAAAGCCTGAACTGCTTCGTGAGCAATTCGGGATTCAAGCTCTGAATCAAATAAATCTGGATACTCTTCGCGAATAGTGTTGATGATTTTAACGCCAACCAAAGCGTGAATATTTTCTTCGTTGCGAGTGTACTTCACTTGCTGATCTGTATCCTTCAAAACGTTTTTGAAGCGAGCAAAATGATTGATAATGTAGAATTGGCTGAACAAAGAAACATTTTCGACGAAAAGAGTGAAGAGAATCAAGGCGTACAAATATTGTTTTTTTGAATCCTTATAGAATTTATGAGTATACTTTCTCAAGTATTTCACCCTACCCTGAATCCACTCAAGCTTGAGATTTTCTTCAAAGATATCCTCCAAATCAAGAACATTCAAAAGTCGCTCGTAAGCATTGTTGTGAATGACTTCTATGTTGGCCATAACGTAGCCTAGATCCTGCATAGATGGATGCGGCAGATTGTCGCCCAGCTTTGCCCAGAAAGTCTTCACAGCCACCTCAATTTGGCCAATAGCCGACAAAGTTCTGACGATCACTTCTCTTTCTTGATCGCTCAAAGACACTTTGAATTGCTGAACGTCAGACTTAAAGTTGAATTCCTTGTCAGTCCAAAAGCCATTGTGCATTGCCTCTATATACTGCTCAGTCCACGGATATTTATTCGGCTTTCTCGAAACTTGTTCTTCAAAAATCATAGTAGTATGATTTACACTATACTCCACTCCAATTCTAAAAGCCAGCAAAAATTTACTGTAATTTTTTTCTTGACAACCAAAAAATAACGCCTACGATTACGTAGCTGCTTTGCGATTAAAAAAACAAGAAACTTTGGATGAGCCAATAACAAACAACGATTAACCTACTACGAATACGATTAAATTAATTTTAAGTGAAGTGGTTCTTGTCTTTTTTCGATTTTTGCAATAGAAAGTTATCCAAAATTAATTTAATGTGTGAATTTTTTGTTGACTGTGAATCTTAGTTATGATAATATGCCTGATATATGACAGAAGATAACCCGCAGCAGTCATTTTTATGCTCCAGTGCCGATTGGTCGATTGTAGTTGATAATGCTGAGTCATTTGAAAGCGCAGCGTCTAGAGCGCTTGAGCAACTGCTTGAATCGGACGGAGAGAGATTCTCTGTTGGAGCGGTTATTTCTGTGATTCCAATAAAAAAGTCCCTTTCGGAAACTAGACTGATTTATGCTCCAGCTGTTTTGGCAGATATCGGTATGCACAAATATGCAGCTGAGTTAATTAAACATATTGATCAAGATGAATGAATTAAACATAAACTCGCTAAAGAATATCATTTTACCAGCGCATATTTGTGATGCTGGCTATGATGTTATTGCCGCTTCAGACCCAGTTATCGTTGGGAAAACACAACTTGCTGTGTACTACAGTTCTATTGATTATATAGAATATGATACTGAACTTGTGATTGCCCCAGAGTCTAAATTCCACACATATGCTTTTCCAAGATCTTCTATTTCGAAAACTAACTTGGTTATGGCTAATAGTATCGGATTAATCGATAATGGATATAGAGGAACCATTAAGTTTAGATTCAAGTATCTTCCACAGCCAGAAGATTATATTATTGGTCACGGAGGATTGCTTATTCAGATTAATGAATCAAAAATTTATAACAAAGGCGACAAGATTGGTCAATTAGTTTTCTCTGAAACGTTAAGCCCAAATCTTAATCTTGTAGAATGTTTTGAAGACACAACTAGAAACAGCGGAGGCTTTGGAAGTACAGGACTGTGAAAATTATAGGAATTTCTGGTGCCGCAAGGAGTGGCAAAGATACATTTGCTGATTGTTTGATTGAAGTTCTTAATGCTCGCGGAATTAAGGCCAAAAAGTTCTCTTTCGCAAATCAACTGAAAGAAGAAGTAAAAGACTTTCTCCAATCTACAATTGGGATTGACGCTTTTACTCAAGATGATGAGGAAAAAAAGATTATTCGTCCACTTCTGGTTACATGGGGAACTGAAGTCCGCAGAAAAATCAATCCTAATATTTGGATCGAGCATGTCGAATCTGTTTTGGAAGATGATTGTGTCAATATTATAACCGACGTTCGATTCACCAATGAAATGGAATGGCTTAAAGATAAGTCTGGATATTCTGTTTTTATCAATAGATTACTGAAAGATGGAAGTTTTGTTGAGCCAGCCAACCAAACAGAATCAGAAAATAATTCCGTATTGATTAATCTTTGCGACTTTCAACTTTCTTGGTCAACTGTAGACAACTTGGATATACTGGTTGCTGTCGCTTATGAAACCCTTCACAATATTGTTCCACAACAGGAAATTGAATCATGGACTCAGACTTATCGCTTATAAATAAAATCAAAGAGGAGAATGATAGCAAAAGCCTGACTGAGCTTATCAATCGTCATTCTGGAATTTATATGGATATAGTCAACAAGACTGTTTCTGATTCATGCTCTTTCGTAAATAAAAATGATATTTTAAAAGACAAAGATTATTCCATATACTCTGCTGCTTTAAAATATAAGTCGGATAAAAATACCAAGTTTCCGACTTACTTAGCAAATGAGACTCGTTGGAAGTGTCTTAATATTTATAATAAGAATAAAAAAATGATCGAAGAGCCTCTCGATGATTCTTTAAAGGAAAAATCAAGTCGAGAAGATTTTCTTTCTGATATCCAAGTAAAAGAAACAATTAAAAATGTCTTGGATATGGCCAATAAACATTCTGATCCAAGAGTCAAAAAAATTATTGACATGAGGTATTCTTTCAGCTATAATAAAGCCTGCTCTTGGAGAGAAATTTCTAAAGAGTTGGGGATGAGTATTCAAGGATGCATTGATATTCATAACAAATTCATTAATAAAGTAAAACAGGAAATTAAAAATGTATAACACAATTATCGCAATAGGTCATCTTGTTAAAGATCCAGAAACTCGTACAACTTCTACTGGAAAGGCTATTTGCACTTTCCGAATTTGTATCTCGGAAAGCCAAGCTAAGAACAAGTGTTTCATTGACGTTGAAACTTGGGAACGAACTGCCGAAGTTTGCCAAAAGTATCTAGCAAAGGGACGAGAAGCTATGGTTGAAGGAGAACTAAGCACTTCAAGCTGGACTGGCAAAGATGGAAATCCTCAGAGCAAGAATTTCATCAGAGCCAACAAGGTTAAGTTCCTTGGTGGAGGTCAAAAGAATGATGCAGCTAAAGATGATTCGAATACATCAAGCAAGCAAGTTTCTGAATCTAGCAACGGTTCAGAAGATGACGATATTCCCTTCTGATGAAAACTTTATTAGTTGAAGCTCCAATTAACTCTTTGAGTTTTGGAAATGTTTCTTATAATATCCTTCGCGAATTATCTAAAAGGAATATTGAAGTCGGTTTAATTCCAACTGGAAATGTAGACGTATCCGCTTACAAGGCGGATACGTCCTTTTCTTCTTGGATTAAAGAATCAATCGATAAAAGCTGGGACATCGTAGCGTCTAAAGCTCCTAGCTTTAAATTGTGGCATTTGAATGGAGCATTAGATCGCAAGTCTCACAAGCAGAATCTACTGACTTTCTACGAAACTAGTCAGCCTACATTTCAGGAAGTTTCAACGTGCAAATCTCAAGATCGCACCTTGTTTAGTTCTACTTACGCTAAAGATCTTTTTGAATCAGCTGGATGTAGTAATTGCAGCTTTGTTCCAATGGGATTTGACGAAGATTTCTTTAAAACTAATAAAAAGTATTTAGAAGGAGTTGTTCACTTCGGATTGATGGGCAAGTTCGAAAAGCGAAAGCATACGGAGAAGATCATTCGTGCATGGCTCAAAAAGTATGGTAATGACAATCGATATCAATTATCGTGCTGCGTAACAAATCCATTCTTTAAGCCAGAGCAAATGCAAGCTGTTATTGCTTCTGTTTTGGAAGGAAAGAGGTATACTAATATTAACTTCCTGCCGTATCTAAAAACAAATTCCGAAGTCAATGAATTCTTAAATGCTATTGATATTGACTTGACTGGCTTGAGTGGCGCAGAGGGCTGGGATTTGCCGAGCTTCAACGCTACATGTCTTGGCAAGTGGAGCATCATCTTGAATGCTACGTCTCATAAAGACTGGGCAAATGATCAGAATTCAATCTTAATCGAACCGTCTGGACAAGAGCCTATCTATGATTCGTTTTTCTTTTCAGAAGGTTCTGGATATAATCAAGGTAATATGTTTTCTTGGAATGAAGATGATGTTATTGCGGCGATGCAAACAGCTGTTTCCAAAGTGTCTTCGGTGAATACCAATGGTATTGAATTGGGTAAAAAATTAACCTATGCAAATACCGTTGATCGCATTCTAGAAAGCTTTTAAACATATGGCAATCTACATATATCATAATACCGCCACCGACGAATATTCGGAAGTTTTTCAGGGCATGAATGATCTTCATGTTTATTCTGGAATCAACGGTGACGAAGATTCGTGGAAGCGTGTTTTCACTGTTCCAAATGCTTCTATTGATTCTCATGTAGATCCATTTAGCTCTAAACAGTTCGTAGACAAGACTCAGAACAAGAAGGGTACCTACGGTGATCTTCTTGATAGAAGTGCTGAAATGAGCGATAAGAGAGCCTCCTTGGCTGGAGGCAAAGATCCCGTTAAAGAAAAGTACTTCACTGATTACTCTGCGAAACGTAGAGGAGCTAAGCACCCAGATCAAATGAAAACATTTGAAAACAGTAAAATAAAAGTAGACTTCGGAAAGAAGTAAACGTAGGCTGCATTGAAAAATGCAGCTTATTTGTTTTTAGCGTCCGCTTGTTTTTTTAATACATTGATCGCATTGATCATGCTGTTAATTGCAGCAGCTACTTCTGGATTACTATTTGCTTTTTCCCAAACATCATTGATCAACAGTATTTCTTTTGTATCTGCTGTTTTCTTCAAAGATTTATTATAAGGCTTCAATTCGATAAGTGCTTTTCCAGATGATTCTGGATTTGGCATATCGATGATAATTTTGCTTGCCCAAAATGATTCAAAAACTGTTTCTTGAGTTGCTGGGATAATGATTGGTTTTGTGTTTTCTATATACATAAATTAAAAAGATTGTAAAAATGTTCTTCTCCATCCTCCAGTTGCACCAGTGCATACATATAAACCACTGCCACTGATCCTCAACTCTCCAAATTGTCCAGCTTGAGATGATAAACCATTGAATGGTGGCAGTATTAAATTTACTTCCCCAGTGAATGATCCTTGGCCAAAGATATTATTCACAGTGTTGACTCCAAAATAATTTGAACCTAGCACATATTCTCCAAAAGTATTAAATAATACACCACTTCCAAAAGAGTTCGAAGTCACAGGACTCACAGGATCTGCACCGTCGCCAAAACTATTAGAATTAGCATCAAATCCAAAAGAATTAGTCGTCGCAGTCGATCCAAAAGAATTAGTCGTCGCAGTCGATCCAAAATTATTTATTGGAGAACTATTTCCAAAAGAATTTTCATTTGATTGATCTCCAAAATAATTAGTTGTGGCGTTATTTCCAAAATAATTAATTGGAGTTAGGCTCCCAAATACATTGGCATTTGTACAATTATATCCAAAAGAATTACTTAAGGATGTATCTCCAAAATAATTATTTACTGCATTAGATCCAAAAGTATTATCTGAAGTAACATACTGTCCAAAAGAATTTGAAGCTGCGGAATCTCCAAAACTTAAAGCAGCTATATTACTTGTAAATGTCTTTGCTCCAGCTATAGTTTGAGTTCCAGTTCTAGTCACAACATTAGCGCCGTTCCAATTGACTGCTGTATTATCACCCAATGTGATATTGGTGCCGCTTTGATTCAACAAATATCGAAACGTTGTATTAACTGGATTTGGACCTAAATTCATTTATTTTATTTACACCTCTGTTTTATAAATCACTCCAATTAACTGTTATATTTTGCCACAGACTTGTTATACCGCTCCATATTCCGCTGTATACCGTATCCCTCTTCATTAGAAAACCTCCTGTTTCAGTAGCTTCAAAAGAGAAGTTGGCATTGAATTTTAACGTATCATTAACATTCATCGAATAATCCACGCTTTCTAGTTTAGCATTTTGTATTTGATAGTAACCAGTAACTAACTTTTTAGTATCGCAAAAAGCCACTTCAAAAGAATAACCAGATTCGCTTGTCAGAATTGATTGAAACTCTCCGCTGGAAATTCCAGACACTAAACACTGAATAGCAGCAGATCCATTCACTGGATACTCTAATTTTCTACCATAAACATAATTGCTTCCAAGTCCATACAAGTTGGTTCTAGATAAGTCTAAGCTCAAATTAAAGCTTTGCAAAATAGGATTAGCTGCGGCATTCAAACCAACACCCCCAACTTGCAAGTTCTGCAAAGAAAAACTACTTGCGTTAGGATTCACAACTGGAGCATTAAATTCATTTCTTCCCTCCACATTATTTGGTATGTATCCATCAATTAACGATAAATATAGTCCACTCAAGTTTAAAAAACCAGATCCACTATTATTACCAGAAACACTGTTGATCGCTGGAATTGATACAACGCCTCTCGTTAGATTCTCAAATCTAACATTAGAAGCAGCAAATCCCATGCTAACAGTTGGTATTGTATTGAGTGCAAAATCAACAGAGTAACTATTCAAGAAACAATTGCCAAATGTTAATGCTTGTATTCCGCTAAAGTTTACAGATGTCGGATTAACTTTAAAGTTATCAAATCCATCTTTTTGATCATCTGGGTTTACTATTATGTATATGTTTTGATCTCTGTTTTTTAAATCTTGCAAACAAGGTTGATAAGACTGAGCCTCGGCTTTAAAACCAGCTAATATCTCATTGCTGCAATATGGATTTAAATAATAAGACAGATCTATATTAGCTTCTGGAGCTTTAACTAAATTGTTTACAGCATATGATTGACTGCCTATCTGTTTTATTTTCTGATGCTCGCTTTTGATAGAAAAGCTACAGCTTTGAACCAATGGAAAAAGATTCGCAGCTTCTTCGCCAGTTTTCCAAGCTGGAAACTGCCCCATCGCTACAAATGCTGAGTTGCTTTTTAATACTTGTCGATTCATGTTCCTGTAGGTATTATGCCCAATGGGTCTTCGATTAAATTAACTTCTATATTATGTGAATCCACAAAATTCCAAGAATGATTCCAAGTCGGACAGTAAAAAACTTTATCTCTGTTGTAAACAGAAGGAATGGAATGCAAGAATCTTCTATAGCCACCTTTGTTTTCCAAGAAGTGCATGATAGCTTTTGCTTCTTTGGTTGTTATATTTGAAAATTTATATGATAGATTGATTGGCGCTAAATGCTTTCTATTCTTCATTCTTTGCGTGAATGAATTCTTAAATTCTATTTTGTCAACTTTTATAGCCACATCATTTTGCAATCCAATATCAGGCTCGAAGAAAAAAGCCTGAGTCCATTTACTTGATGCGCCAGTGGGACCGTCTACACCGACAGAAGCAGATGTGTGATCTCCAGAACAATAATAATAGTTGTTCAGTTTATTTTGACTTATGCCGCTGTAAACAACATCGTATTTTTTATAACTATATCCAGTGGACCATGTTTGAAGTGGAGAATTTACAAATGTCATTCCAGACCAATTAAAAAGATTCGGCGCTTGATTTACATCGATAGATATCGCCACTTCATAGTGGTTTTTATTTATATGGTTAACAGCATAGTTATCAGTTACTCCGCTGATTGTTTTGTAAAAATTGGAAGCATCTGTAAATCCATACAAGTTGCAGCCTGATCTACTTTCAATAAAGTCTACGAGTTTTTGAGATCCTGTTTGATCAAGATCAAATCTCAACTCAAACTTAGCATCCAAGCTGTTTATCGATAATGGAATCAAGTTATAATAACCATCTACTGTTTCATACATATTAGCTTTCGAAGAAAAGTTTACTCTTGATCCATAAACTGGAGTATAAAATAAACCAGTTAATCTATCTCCGCTGGCAATATCAATATTATTGCTTCTATCGTAGAATGTGTTCATGAGTGTCCTATATAATTTAATGTTAACTTAACTCCTCCATCCGCAGAGCTAGATAAAGATTCAGAAACTAAAGATGCTTTTGGAATTGTTAATTGTTGCAGAATCAAAGAGTTATCTCTGGATCTAATAGTGAATGATACTGTTTTGTTTTGGCGTGTGCTGAGAAAACCTGTGCTGCTCGATAAGAAAGCATCGTCAACATCTATTTGCACAGAAGCTGAGTATTCCATCACTGGCATAGTCACTATTTCTTTTGGGAAAATAGATCCTATTGAATATACTGGTCTTCTATCTATTTTTACAGAATAATCAAATCCCACAACTCGATTTGTAGAACTATTGTCGCATGTTAAAGATATCGATCCTTGTGTTGGCACGTAAACTGTTGGAGAAGCAACAGATCCAGCTGCGTTTTTTGTTCCAGTAACCATCGCATCATAAACAGTAATGTTGCTTGATACTTTTGGAATAGAACCAACTGCACAATTTACGATATACTCATTCAAATACCCACTTTGGAAACCATAACTGTTGTCTTCATAATTTATACTGCCGCTTATGTTGTTTGCGCCAGTGTAGTTTATCAATCCCCCAGAATGTATTAGGTTTTGAGATATAGATAACTTTTGTTCTGTGGGAGAATTTACAGTTGTATAGCCACCTGCAAAACCCAATGGTTTAAATACATTGGCTGAATTAGAATACGAAAGCTCTATACTCTCAACGCCGATAAGTTGTTGGCCTGAAATGTAAAATTGATTTTCGTAGCTGGATACTTGTCCAAACATATTATCTTCTTAATTGACCTCCCAATCTTTTTTCGTCTTGAAGGATTTTGAGAACAGCGTCTTTGATTTGTCGAGCCATTTGTTGTCTTTGGTCAGTTGGATTTCCGTTTGTGCTTTGGGTTGCTGCTCCAGTAGATCCTTCGACATTGATGGTGATGCTAGAAGCTCCTCCAGAAGCCTCGATAAGCTCGTCCAGCTTGGATATAAGCTTCTCGTTCAACTCTTCTGTCTTCTCCTCTGTAACGATGGTTCCTGCGCCAGCATTGAGTGCTTGTAGATTTCCAGCACCGATGTTTTGAGCGGCAGAGCGATTCATAACGAATTCGCCGCCTGAAAGCATCGCTGGAACTGTATCAATTCCACCCTTGAAAGGAATTGAACCTCCAGTGGCAAATGGTTTAGCGCCTTTACTCAACAAATAAGAATTAATAGAATTATCTTCAGCTAACTTACTAAGTTTTTGCGCAGCAAGAGCTTCTATTAATACTGGATTTCCGAAAAATCTTGGATTTTGTTCTAGTTCTTGTCTAACTAATTCGAAAGCTTGCTGTCTATTCTTTAATTCTTTATAAGCTAAATTACTTAATCCATCAGTTGAATCTGAATAATCTGCGTAATTATCTGAAGGAGGTGCTGGTAAATACGCATCATCATTAAATCCATTATTCCCGCTGAAAACACTCGACACTCCAGAACTTGGAGATTTTGATATACTTTTAACTACCTCATCAACTACATTACCTTTCAGCACACCAGAAGCCAAGTTTGTTCTAGCCATCGAAAAGTAATCGCCAGCTTGTTGCATGTTTCCAGAAAACAATGATGAAATTCCAGATCCTACATTTCCAAATTTCTCTCCAACTCCAGACATTCCAGCGGTAAATTTTTGCCAAGTTGTTGCTTTTTCTGCCGCTCCAGCAACACCCTGCTGGAATCCTGTTTTTGCTATTCCGCCAACATAACTTCCTACAGCTGTCACGCCGAGCATAACAAGCTGTTTCTTAAATGCGTCTTTTTCCGCTTCCGCTTGTTTTCTAGCTTCTTCTTGAGCTTGTATTTCTTGAACATATAAACCAAAAGCTTGCTCTTTAGCTGCTCTAGTAGCTTCAGCTTGAGGGCTATTGCTTCTTCCGAAATTTGTTAATCTAGCGCTTTCTGCTTCTAAGTTTATAGAAGCGTAATTTCCCTGATTGACGATTTGATCTCTAGCTCCAGAAGTATAAGCTTGAGTTGCGAACTTAAGCAAGTTACCTGTTCCTTGAATTCCACCAAGTCCATAAGTTCCTGGAGTAAAGAATCCTCCTTTCCCGCTTTGAACTTTTCCTCCTTGAGCATAACCACCCAGTGTTCCATTGTTGATCGCTTCTAAGAATTTAGGTCCATATCTACCAACAGACTTTTTGTTGATAACATATTCGCCACCCATAAGCATTGCGGGAACATCGTCTTTGGTTCCTGATCCACCCGTGATCGGTCCACCAGATGCATAACCAAAGATTGATCCTAATAATCCAGAAGATCCTTCTTTTCCATTTCCAAGCAATGATGTTGCAGCTTTTTGCGAAAGATTTTTTATCATTGCGCTATTGATTTCTTTAACAAAGTTATAAGCAGCGCCTTGGAGAACTTCTCCAAAACTCTTTCCTTCTTCAATCATTTGACTGATTGCTTGAGACATATTATCCGCAAACATCTGCGGAATCTTTTCTCCAAGATTGTAAGCAAACATATCGACTTCATCAGTCATGGCTCTCAATGCCGTATTCATTCCTTCAAAAACACCACCTTCTTTTTTGCGCAGATATGTTTGATCTGGCGTTTCTCCAGTTGTTATTAATCCTTTGCGTGCTAATTCATCTCTTTTGTCTATTAGATCCTTCTGTGCAAGATACTCATTATAAATATTTTGGGCGTTGGTGTCTTTATATGCCATTGCTTTAGTAGCAAGTGATTCAACATTCGTACCTTCTAGAATGAGTTTGTCTTTTATTTTATCACTACTTATATCTTTAGAAGCTTTAACCTGTTGTCTTAATTCAGCTAATGTTTTCTGCTCTAAATCTAATCTTTTCTGAGATGATTCTAAGTCTATCCCTTCTTCTGATAGAGTTTTCTTTTGTTTTTCCAATTCAACGATTTTTTTCGCCCTTTCATACTCTGTAAGAGTGTAGTTGCTTTTTACTTTTTCAATATCTTGATTGATAGAAAGCATTCTCGCGGAATTGTCCAAGCTTAATAATTCTTGTTGATAAAGCTGAGTTGATTGTCTAGCTTCGATTATATTAGTGATATCGGCCTCAGTTCTAGCTCTCTTTGCAGCCAAATCTATTGCGCTCTGCAAATTCTTTAACTCTACATCTGAAAGAGCTGCTTGTCTTCCTTGTTCTTGTGTGATTTGTTGGTTTTTTACCAAAGCTTCCTGCAATAAAGGAATTAATTTATCCTTTAATCCTTGCGCGTTTATTCCAGCATTATTTAATCCTTCGTTGATTGCTTCGTCAAAATTTTCGGCCAATGGATCTAAATCTTTAAATTTATTTGTCAACTCATCTGCATATTTAGATAAGTTAGTTTGCTCCACGCCAATCGCGCCACTCAAAGCTCCAGAAATCGCGGAGTTTAAGTTTCTTTGCTGCTCCTCTTGATTTTTTAAAACTAAATTTGTTTTTTCATAAGCAGTATTTAACGCATTGATTCTTTTTTGCCTTTCATCATCATTGATGGTTTGGTCTTGTTCTATAGATGCAATTTGCTGTTTCTGAGATAATTCTAACGAAAACGCAGTGTTCTTAAATGCCTGCATTTTTTTCTCAAATGCTTGCTCCGCTCTGAATCTCGATGTATCAATCTTGAATTGCTTTTCAGACTCTACGGCTGCTTGTGATACAGCTTCTGCGTCTTCTTCTCTTTTTTTTATGACTTGAGTTAAAAACTGAAGCGCTGTTTCGAGATTGAAATCTTCTACATCAAGCATTGTCGCTAATTTAGAATCTTTTCCAAGTGGCACTTTATTCTCTACTGCATTTTTTATTTTATTCTCTGCTTGGGTTAAATCCTCAATACTAGATTTTTCAATCAGATCAGCTATACCAGCGAAATCAAACTTGTTTTCACTTTTCGCCATTTCACGCAGGGCAGTATTTAGACTTACATCTTCTGCTGTAGCTCCTCCCAATATAAGTTCTTGAAGTTTAGCTAAACCAGTTATATCGGTATTTTGCTGAACTTCTGTCAAACCTTTTATCAATCCCTGTAGATCTCCGTTGTTTAATATTCTAGAATCTTTGAGGATTTCTCTATATCCTCCTCTTGGATCGTCTTCGAAAGTTCCAGTGCCGACTTTATCTGCTTGCACAGTATTAGCCATCATAGCATCAATTATTAATTGATTAGAAGCTCCACTTATTACTGTATCCTTGATACCCTTTTTAACTTCTTCTGTTTCAACGTCAGTAAGACCTTGAATGTTAAGACTTTTAAAAATCTCTTCAGCTCTTTTATTTAATCTATCTTGAGCCGCTGGAGAATACTTATCTAAAGAAAACGCAGCTTTTTGAGCAGCTTCCGCGAGCATTATAGAAGACTTCGCGGCTCTTTCATTTGCTCCACTGAATTCATTATATAATTGTTTGCCAAACTTAAATGCTTCAAAAGCTATCATAGCGCCAGCGCCAATCATACCAGCTTTTCCTAAAGCTTTACCAAAACCGCTTGTTGATTCTGTTGCAATTCTCTGCGCTCCTTGATAAGCAAAAGCGGCAGTGCTTAATCCAGCGCCGAAATTAGTAAGTTCTTTTGTGACTACACCGAATCTTCCTGTTAAATTTTCTGTATAACCAGATAAAATAGAGAATGCTCCTTGCAATGCAAAGATAGTTCCAAGCATATCTTTTTGTTCGCGTGGTTGCGCACTAGATCTTGAGCCAGCTAAAGACGCAGTAGAAGAAACAATTGTTCTTTGAGTCATTCCACCTAAAGATGTTCTTTTTAATACATCTGCCGCTTTTTTTTGCGCTTGAGCCAAATCAGATGCAGATTTTTGAGATTTATTGTATTCTAAGTATATCTTGTCAAGCTGCTTTGCGAGTTTTTTATTACTTTGAGTTTCTAATACTCGCGAAGCAATTGCTTGCTGTCTTATGTTTAATTCTTCTGCATATTTTTTTGCCGCTTCTTGTGCCGCTAAAGTTAATTTTTTTGTTGATGGATTTAATTTTCCTAATTCATCTACTACCTGATCAATAGTTTTAGACCCATTTTGTAAGTCTTTAGCAAATTGATCTAAAGCCTGTTGAAACTTAGCACTTCTCGCTGGTATTGGCATTTGCCCCATAGTCGGCATTGCTGGAATTGGGGCATAATTTGGCACAAACCCACTTGCCGCACCATAAGTCTTTGGATTGCGACCTTCTTTGATAGCTCTATTAATACCTTGATAACCACCTGCTGGCTCATCACGACGATTTGCAACCATCAATCCCATTGGATTGCCTACGCTCTTGAGTGATGGGTTTTTGTCTACGTAGATTTGAGAAGAAGGAACTCCAGCAGCCATTTCTCTTCCAATAGCATCTTTTAAAGGATCTGCGAAGTTAGGGGTGTAGCCGTCAGAATAATTTTTTAATTTAGAAGATCCTTTGACATATAATTTAGCTAGTTTATTTTGTAAACCTTTAGACACTTTCAATCCGTACTTTTCCGCTTCAAGAATAAAGTTAACTGCTTTTGGTCCCGCAAAAGAGGCTGTATACAATGCGCTATTTTTTACAGCTTCAAAGATATCGTTTGTCTCGGCTCCATTAGCTGCATCTCCTAAAATTCCATCTTTAAAAATTGTGCTAGGTAGAGCTTTAAATAAGCTTCCAATTACACCAGAAGCTTTTCTGTAAGTTCTTGTTTTTTTAGTTGAGATTCGCTTCGACTCCATTTGTTCTGAAGTTTTATTTAAGTCAATTGCAAAGTTTGGCAAGAAACCTCTCGCGGCTGTTTTCTTTTTACTGTCCAAATAGTTGAGCATTTGATCAACTACGTCTCTAGCTGGAGATCCAGTCAGTTTTGCAAAACCTGGATCGATAATACTCGCTACCCCTCCTTTTGATGCCATGTCTTTCAATAAAGCAAGAGAACCGACTGCATCGGTTGGATAGTTGCTCATTCCGTCGAGGTACTTTTCTGCGTTTGAATTAACGATGTAATTTGCTCCGTGTAAATCAGGAAGATCCAATCCTTTAGTTTTAACAGCGGAACGCATAGTTCCTAGTCCAAAGTATCTACCTTTATCAATACCTTTATCAAATCCAAGCGCTGCTTTTCCAAGCTTACCAGATATGATTTCTTTTCTTATTCCGCCTCTTCTATTAGATTCATTGAAACCAGATAATGTTTTTGGTCCATAAATTCCTGGGATATTCAAATATCTATTGATATATTGACTGATCAACCATTCCTGAGAAAGTGCATTTTTTGGACCATCTTTATAAAACTTCTTAACGCCAATATCCATTCCACCTTTTGATCCTAAGCGTAAAAAACTGGCTTCTGCACCAGATCCGATTCTTCTACTTTGGCTAACAAAATTTGGAATAAAACCACCAGCAGCAGTTGCGTCCTTATCAGGAACCATTGGTCTTTTTGCAGCCTGAGCTTTTATTTGACTCTCTATTTTTGGAGCCAAAATAGGATCATTCATTGATTTTTTAACCAAGGAATTAACTTGTTCTTGGAAACTTGATTCTTTGCCGCCACCTCTCTTCGCATCTCCTCTGACAGCGTTGACATTGAGCATTTCTTTAATTGCTGCGGCATTAGTAAAATCAAATGGCTTATTTTCTAATTTAGGATCGAAAGAAGAGTAAATATCTTTCATTGAAGTTAAAGCAGCTTTTGAAGCAGCTTCGAAAAGTTGCCCTTCTGCTCCCGCAGGAAGAATTCCTCCTTTTGATGAAGAACGTAATGATCCTAATTTTTCCGAAAACTCAGAAAAACCTACTCCAGAATAAAGCCTTCCATATAAAGACTGAGCTAAACTAACTATTGGACCAGCAAATAACTTGTTAATTTTTTCAGAAACATTTTCTGCGGTTTGTTTTGTTGGAACTCCAGTTTGTTGAATGTTCTTCAAAATAATCTTATCATCCATTAATAAGTTTTCAGGCTTATTGGAAAGATTCAATACTTTCATTCCTCCAGATAAAAGTCCAGTTTTTGATTGTTTTCTAGCAGTCACTAAAGCTAATCCTCCTAAAGTATTAGCGTCAATGTTGAAGTCCATAACACCCTTCTTCAACTTTTCTTCTTCTCGTTTTGTTATGTCAGCTTCTTTTTTTACTGAAGCAATGGATGGATTTCTTTTAATGACATTATCAATATTTGATTGATAAGTTTCTACGCCATTAGGGAAAACGAATTTTTTTCCACCTGGTTCTTTTCTGTAGCTTTCTAAATCTGGATAATATTGTCTAATAGTGTCTGCTAAATCAGCAAAGTTTGGTATAAATCCAGAAGATAGGTTTTTTATATATTTTCCAGTATTATCAAGCCATCTAGGTCTTGAACCTTTATTCGCTCTGTATTTATCGGTTTGAATTAAATCATTTATGAATGTATTTCGTCTCGATGATTTTTCCTTGGCTTCTTCTTGATTATTATGAACTAATAAACCATCTATTTTAACATTATCTTTATTATTTGTCCAAACAGAATCTAGAGCGTTTCCAAAATTATAATTTTCTATATGCGATCTTAAAAATTTTAACTTTACATCGCTTGCATCATAACCACCGCTTTTAACCTCTAATAAGGAAGTTGCGTTTTTATATCCATCTACCGCCGACCTTCCTATATCACTATATCTCATTCCTTGAGTTTTGTACCCAAGTTTGTTAGCCACTCTAAGCTCATATGCTAATTCTGACTCTCCAGGATTAAGTGGAATATATTTTTTTCTATATGTGCTACCTATTAAATTAATAGAATCTTCTTCAGTTAATCGATTATCTAAAGATTTTGATTCCCTAAGTCTTACTCCACTAGTAGTATCAAAATATCTTGTTACGTCAGAAACTTTTACAAAATTTGGAATCAATCCACCAGATGCACCGATCTTCTTTGCTCCAGATGGCATTCCCATAGAGCGAACCATGTCTCTATTAAAGATCGCTGTTCCGCCACTGCCCGCAAAATTCGGAACTGCATACTCTCCAGTGTGAGCAACAATAGATCCTTTCTTACCTTGACCAAAATTAAAATTAGGAATAACAACTGGACGATCTCCAGATCTTGCGCCACCAACACCTTTTCTAATATCAGACGATTCTCTAGAAACCGCTGGTGTGTATCCACCCGCCGCTCTAGGCACTCTTAACCCTTCTCCAGTGCTTCTCACTCCTGCTCCATAAAGAGGAGCAGCCAAAGCGCTTGCTGTAGAAGCCATTCTTCTCATTGAGGCTTCTTGCAATACGATAGCATCAGACATCAGTTTAATCTGAGCCGCTCTATTACCCTCCAAAGCGAAAAGTTGGCGTTGAAGTCCGACATTTCTAGATAGAGCCGAAGCAATAGACTGTTCGACATTTTGAATTTCTTTGGCAGCTTTTCCAATTCCAAAGAATCCTTTTAAGCTCGCAAAACCAAACTGAGCAAGGTCTTTTGAAAGCTTTAAAATAATAGCCGCAAACAAAGCTAAACCTGGACCTGTAACAAGATTTCCAATACCTTTAGCTAAACCTCTAAAAACATCCCCCAATGCACTTTCTTCACCGAGGATTTTTTGGATTCCTTCAAGAAGTCCATTGAAAAATCCAAGCAAGCTTTTAGCATTGTCAGTGATGCCAATTTTTCCTAATGTAGCTCCAAGCTGCTCCGCACTCAAAGATGTCTTATTGATCAAAGCAGCTAATGTAACATTCAACGCTGCGTTCTTTTCATAAGCTTGGTTTGTGCTTTTTAGAGATATTTCAGTCGCTTTAAAAGCTACTGATGATTGACTGCTCAAATCTTCTAATGTAGCTAATAACTTATCGATTTGGAATCCACCACCAACTTTTTCAGTAATCTCAGCAAGTTGAACTTGATTCAAGCTTTTGATTGTACCAGCTAAGTTTTCGAGAAGTTTTGTAGCTGGCAATATTCTTCCTTGAACATCTGTTACAGAAACTCCAAGTTGTTGCAAAGCATCCAAAGTGTCTGTTCTCTGCAATCTTGTGAAGATTGTTTTAAATGAGTTACCAATAACCGCTCCACCAACAGATGTTTTTTCTTGAACAGCTGTGATGATACCAACCAACTCGTCAAAAGAAACTCCAGCTTGCTTCGCAACAGATGATGATCTCTTAAGACCTTCAATTAAGTCCTTTTCAGAAACTGAGTACTTTTGAGAAACAGTAACAAGTTTATTTAAAACTTCAGATGTAGTAATACCTGTACTCTTGAAAGCATTAACTGCGGCAGTTAAACCAGATACCGATCTTTCTGCATCCAATCCAGACAAACGAGTCAAGATAAGAGCATCATTGATTCTTTTAAGAGATTCTTCTGTGCTTAAACCTTGTCTAGCTAATTCAAGAGCGCCTTTTGCAACAGCGTCAAATGATTGACCTGTGTTTTTAGCTACATCGAATAAAGAGTTACCAAATTTCTCCAACTCAGAAGAGCTTTTTTGGAAAACAGAATTAATTTCCGTTAAAGATTTTTCAACCGCAATGGTGTTTTTAACTAAAGCGCTAAATGCACCTGCAACTCCATTGATAATACCAACAGAAGCTCCGAATGCAAATACGCGAGCATTCGCCGCTTCCATCGATTTGGTGAATTCATCAGCTTGTCCAGTGATACGACCAAGAGGTTGAGCTAATGCATTAATTTGGCGGGAATTGGTTCCCAAATTAATTTGAGCGCCTTTCCCAGCATTTCTCAATGCCGCTTGAATGCTCGCTTCTAAACCTGTTTGCGTTACTGGTATTTGAACTGACGCTGCCATAAATAGTCCTTACTCCTTTGTCCTATTTACACAAAAAACAATATTTTAACCCATCAATTTCATCAAATCTTCCATATTCATACTGCCGCCATTTTTACTGATCTCATCAGAAAGGCTTATTGCTTTCGCTCCTGAATCAACAAATGATAAATCTTCTTTGGTAGCGCCGAAAACAGCAGTAGCACCACTATCAGAATTCTTAAACTTCTCACTCGTCTTGCTACCACTTCTTTTTGATTCTGAGAACCTTAACACATCGGCTGGATTCTTTTTTATACTTTCTGGAATATCATCATTATACTGAAAGATATTAAAGAAAATTCTAGCATACAGCGCCAACTTTAACTGATATACAGAAAGCTGAATAATAGGTTTTCCATAAAAAGAATGAAGATGCTCTGTCTGAGACAGATACATATTAAAGAAATCCCGCAAAACAGAGTGCTGTATATTATCTTCGCCTAATCTTGTGCCGCACATTTGGTGCTGTTTAATCAAATGATGAATGTCAGTATCACTTATTTCCGCAAAACTATCTTCGGTAAACAAATGTTCTTTTAGTTCTGCATCTTTATATATGATATAGCGGATAAACTCTTCATTGGATCTTGAAGATCCATAATCCTCTGCTGTTTTGCCGATAACTTCTTTTCTTTTGATCTTTAGAACATAAAGTTCTTTGGATCTTTCTTCGATTGACGCTTGAGTTTTATCTTTTTGAGACGGTAGAACTAAGTTCATTTTAGTCTGTTTAAGATTGGCAATTTCATTTTCCAACTCTGCTATTTTTTTATCATCTTCTGCCAACCATAAGCCATCGGCAACCAACCGATCTAGCATTTCTTTCTCAGTTGGTATGCCTTTATCGAGAGCTATGTTTTTATACTTTTCGTAGTATCGATGAATATATCGCTGATCGCGGATAGAAAAGTGCTTTAGATAAACAGGTTGACCTTTATAATCAAACTCTGTATATCCATCGAATATCTCTCCTACGATAGCGATATACTGTTCTTCACTCACAGATCATTACTTTCCAATCTCTTCATCAGAGAGTCAAATGATTCCTTGTCGGAAGCTTGGTTGAAGAACCAGAACGCAAGAACAGTTGCAGCTTTCTTGGTGATCAAGAAATACAAACTATCTTCAGATTCTTCTCTGCGATAGTATTCTTCAAGACGATCTTCAAAACTACCCGCGCCAAAATACGGAGATGGTGAATCTTCGCCTTCTTCCTGAATGTAAGTCAACATAATCACATACCAAAGAATAAGCCTGTTCTGAGCTTTTACATCTGCGGTGTGATCAAACAATGATTGGTAGTTTGATTCGAACTCAACAATTTGGCGGCGAACTTGAGCCAACTCAGAAGTGATTTCCTCGACTCTGGTTTTTTGCTTGTCTGTTTTGTTTTGAATAATCTCCAATCTTGAATATTCGTTTTGAATATCGAAAACCTTTTTGTATGAATCAACCAAAGACTGAGCATCGTCTTCACTCATCAAACCTCCAGTATCGCTATACTTTTTAGCCAACATCGCTTTTGTAAGAATGCCTTTCTTGACACACTTACTCATTTCGACGCTGAATTCAAGCTCAGCTTCTTCCAACTCTCTGCGAGAAGGTCTTTTCAACTTGATTGTGACTGGAACGGAAGTCTTGATCTTCTTCTTGACTGTGATTTCCTCCTTGGTCTTTTTGTCGATCTTGGTTGTTACTTCTTCCTTTTCGATTTCCTTGTCAACGCTGAAGCTATATAGCTCTTTGATTTTTGTTTCCATTTTAGTTGTTTTTAAATATAAAGCTTACTGTATAATTTTCCATTTCGGACGAGAAATCTCTTAAAGATTCGTTGCCACGGTCAAGTATTTTTTTTCTAATCCATGCGAACTTGTTTTCATCAAAATGATTTGCTGTGTCTATGATAGAATGATATTCTTGTGGAATATTATCATACAACTTACCATAATGATAATCATGATCTGCTTTCATGTCTTCAACAATCTTCAACATGTCTTTAAATATGCATGTTATCGACTGTTTATACCTCTTTTCTAAAAAAATTTGACCATTCATCCTTATGCCTTAATTTATAATAGATAAAAAAGTGTAAAATTCAATATGCCAAGCTTAATAAATATCGCAAATCAATTAAAAGTAACATCCGCTTTTGCAAATTTGCACGACACATTTTCCAAAGAGATAACTGTTTATAAAAATTCAAAGCAAGTAACTATTGCCAGTTCTGCTCAATACAATTCTATCTATGGAAACGCTGGAGCGTATAGCAACACACAAAATCAAATAGTATCTTCTACATTCATGGCTCGAATCTACTATATTAAGATGGACGAAGAATTTCTATCAGACTCAGCTTCTAATAAAGGATCTCAAAACAAAATAATAATGCCGCAAGGATCTGTTAAGATAGTGGTTGACCCCGCTGGTTATCTTTTCATAAAAGAAGCAAGAAAGGTAGAATTCGATGGCAAAACTTTTTCAATTAAAAGCGATGGAGTTCCAATGGGGCTTTTTGAAAATCAATACTATGAATTCTTTTTAACTCCATTAGATGAATAATGAAAATACCCAAGCAAGTATTAGACAGTGTTAATTTGCAAGCGAATAAGATTCTAAGACCTCAAGTAGAAGATGGTTTGCGAGATATTGTTGACGATATAAAGAAACAAATGATTGAGGAATTCATGAATCACCCAGTAACTGAAGAAATAATGAATGGTTATAATTCAGAAAATATATCTAATACTTTAGGCGGTTATGGCAATTTATTTTCTTTTATCGGTTTTGATTTTGGTGATGCGCCAGTTATCCCAATAATAGAAATATTAGAACAAACTAGTATTATTTTTTCTAGATCTGGGCGAAATATTATTACTGCGAACATTACCTTACCGTCCGCACAAGACATATTCGCTAAAACTCCCATGCCATGGGCTTCTGGAAGAAGTTGGGCCAAAGGAATAGAATCTGGAATTTCTGGATTAGGGTTTTATCTTAATTCTTATGGAAAAGGCAACTCTAACGCTGGTATTCAAGTTGAATCAAAGATGAGAGGCGGTCGCTTTAAAAATACTTTATACATATCGGCTTTAATAAATAAGTACCGAATACTTTTCTCTAAAATTAATTACGCGCAAATAAACATTAAAATATCATGATCGAACAATTTCAACATAGAGCAACAACATCATTCATGCTTTGGTTTGACAACTTTTTATTGAAAAAGGGTCAAGCATTCAGCAATCAAACAGGAGTTTTTCATAACTACACTGATGATAGATTAGACAGTAGATACAAATCTTTCGGCAGTCCTTATAAACAATGGGTTACTGATTCTTCAATCAGCGGAGCAGTGATTCCTTCTGGTGTTTATATAAGTGGATCTTTCCAACCAAGAAGCAATAGTCTAATTTTAGATTTCGAAAATGGACGAGCATTAATCAGCGGAACTTCAAACACCGCATCAATCACTGGATCTTTTTCGGTGAAAGATTTCAACATATACTTCACAAATGATGGAGAAGACGATCTACTTGTCGATAAAAAGTATAATTCTAATCCAAGAGTTTATTCCGCGCCAAATACATATGTAGAACCATACGATCAAGTAGTTCCAGCTATATTCATTTCCAGCCAATCAATGCGAAATGATCCATTTGCTTTTGGAGGAGAAGATACTACAAAGATTTCGATGAAAGCTGTAGTGCTTGCCGAAAATCCTTATCAATTAGATGGAGTTCTTTCTATTTTTGCTGATTCTTATAACGAAGTTATTCCCAACATTCCATACTCTGGCAATCCAATCACTGAATATGGAGACATTAAAAATGGACGTTTTTCCTATGAAGATTTAAAAACTCAATACGCTGGAAATCCATTATTCTTTGTCGAAGATGTTGACACTTCAAAATTAACAGACAAAGCGCGAAAATCTTTGGCAAACGACTTGTACATTGGCTTTATTGATTTCGAAATATATCAACAAAGATACCATAGATGATAAAAATAATTTCACTTTTTTATGGCGCAACTGTAAAGACAATAAAGATAAAAAATTATGGCACGTAACCGAGTAATTTACCAATCAGAAGCTTTATACGTTAGTTCTGGACTTCTTTCTACAGGAACTAGTCAGCACGTTCAATTAGATCGCGTACAAAGCGCAAACTACAACTTCTCTATTAGTCGTCAAGATATTAACCAATACGGAGAATTAGCTCGTATTGATTCTATAACTTTGGAACCTCCAACAGTCAGCTTGGATTTTTCATATTATCTTACAGACGGAACTAATGAAAGAGCGCTAGGTTTCTTTGTGCAAACTGGAAGCGCAACCGCTGGAAACTTCCCATCTGGACACATGACCACTACTAGTGGTAGAAATTTCTTCATTGTCACCTCTTCAGAAGGCGATGACTTAAATTATTCAACCGCAAGCGGTCAAATCAAATCGGTGATTGGTATTGGTAATGGATTCGTTTCAGATTATACTCTTGATGTGGCTGTAGGAAGCTTGCCAACTGTTTCTGTAACTATTGAAGGAGCTAATATTGCAGCATCTGGATCGTTTATTGCTACTGGTGTTGGTTATACTGGCATCACTGGTCAAAATCCATCCGTTAATCCAGAAAACGGAATTGCTAATTCTGGAACTGGAGTTCTTCTTCCTACTGGCAAAACAAACTTAGGCAATTCACTTATCAGCGCTTTAAGACCTGGTGATGTAACATTAACCTTTGGCGGTATTACAGGAGATGGATCTGGTGTTATTTCTGATTTAGCAGCAAATTCAAATGGTATTCATATCCAAAGTGCAAGCTTATCAGTTCCTCTTTCTCGCTCTCCATTGCAGCGCCTTGGAAGCAGATTCCCATTTGCTAGAGCGGTTGACTTCCCAGTTACTTCCACGCTAACAGTAAATGCTATTCTGAATGAAGTAACAGCTGAGAATTTATCAACCACATTAAATAATAATACCACAACCGATATTACTTTAACTATCAAAAAACCTGGAGCAACAGAAACAGCCATGATTTATGTGCTTAAAAAAGCTAAATTAGACAGTGAGTCTTTTAGCTCAAGTATTGGATCAAATAAAACAGTTGATCTTACTTTCTCAACTCAAATTGGTGGACCAAATGATACTGGCAATGGTGTCTTTGTAAGCGGCATTGGATCAGGCTCTATCTTCTAATATAAAACTCTAGATATAACAAAAAAAGGCTGGCATTTCTGCCAGCCTTTTTTATTTACTGTTTTTCCTACATTAGATAGTTATATTAAGAGCATCTACTCCTCCAAGTTGCAGAGGCTGGGATTGGTATATATTATAGTAATGAGAAAGCTTCTCGACTTTTCTATCACTTTCTTCTGCAAGGCTTTTGTAAACCTTGGATACTTCGTTTTTATTGGTGAATGTAACAGAGCTATTACCATCTCTCAAACTAAGAATATCAGAGCCATTAGTATTGCCAATCAATCCTCTTAAAGCATTGCGTGATTGCTTTCTATAGTAACTACCCATATACAACTCTTTGTAAATAGATTGCGACTCTAAATCTAGCTCAGCGTCGATTCCGCTGTATGAAGTATTTATTCTATTGTTTAACTGCCCCAAATTACTTTCGAGCCAAGCTTCGATGTAAGAATTATACATCACTCCAGTGTCTCCATCGAATTCTGTTTGAAAAATATTTAATGCTAAGTCGCTAATTACACTCATACAATATATTACACTTAAATATCCCCAAGGATTTTCAATAATTTCTTATGTTCTGGATTGTTTGGATCGGGAACAAAGCTGTTTACTGGTGATGGCATAATGTTCCGCCGACTGTTCTTTGTATACGCTTGGAATTCCCTGATTAGATTTTTCTTTAAAGTAGGATATTCGTGGAATGGATTAATGCCGATCTTATTTGCCAGTCTTTGCAAATCAGTGATAGACATTTCTTTGAGATTCTCCTCGAAGATCTCAAGTTCGTTTGTACCGAATGGACTAATTTGAGATACGCCGAGAATAACCTCTAGCTCTCTCATATTTTGAACGAACTCTGGAGTATTCACTTGGCCATTAGCTCTCATGTGCGAGATTTGTTCAATCAATCCTTGTGGATTACTAGATCCGTTTATTGTTTGAATTTCTGGCTTCAATGCACCATTTGTTTCTTCGATTTTCTTTTTTCTAGGCATACTTTATTATATCTTAAAACTCATGTTTTTAAATAAAAAAGAGCCGCCCCGTTAAGGGCGGCTCTTGGGAGGGTTTATCGCTATTAAGCAAGACCAGAAACGATCTTACCAACGAGAGCGCGGGTATCGAGAACCATACGACCTTCTTCAAGAGAGCCGAAGTAACCGATCTTGCTCTGACGGACGCTGTATTGATCATCAGCGGTGAGAGAGAACTCAGAACCGTTTTCTGAATCAACAGCAACTGCACGGATAAGCGAGTCGCGAGTACGATCAAGACCGATGATGATTTCTTCGTTAGTTCCATCAAACACAGCAGAGTTTCCGCCAGCTGCATTGGTGAATGCGCCCGTTCCAGCTACAACATCAAATACAGTATTAAAGCGTTGGCCTTTACCAAGCTCATTAATTTCCATGATAGAAACACCATAGAACTCAGGAATACCTGCGCTGTTATAGATAGAGGTTCTCATATCTTCTGGAGCAGGAATATCTGTCTTAGTTCCTTGAGTATTGATAGGATTGTAAGCCATTGCACGAAGCTCTTGAACAACTTCTGGAGAAACAATGATGTCAGTCAAGCCACGACCTTGGCGAGCTTCTGGAGTACCACCAAGCCATGAGGTATTGATTCTCTTGGCAAGAGTGAAGAGTTCGTTAAGATCCGCAAGCAAGAAGCGACCATTGGTATTAGCACGTTGAACGTGTTTCTTACCATTAGTTGTAGCACCAGCAAGTGAACCTAAAAGAAGGTTAGCAGAAGTCTTCTCTTGCTTGAAGAGAATTTCTTGTGCAAGACGAGTAAAGGTCTTGCTGATAACATCCATACGGCTCTTAGCAGCATAACGCTTGTCAAAGCTCAATGCAGAATCAAGAGTGTAGGTGTGGATCTTCATTTCAGAAACAGTTGGTAAAACTTGGTTCTGAGGAAGACCACCAGCTGCGCTTTGGCTATATACGGTGATATAGTCTTCAGCAGCTACGTCGTAGTATAAATCGAGCGGAATACTTGGATTGTCATCAGCGTTGAATTGAAGCGGAGTGAACAAGTTGCTCAAGGTAGGAGCATTGTTGATAACTTCAGCTAAAACTGGACCGATGAATTCAGCAAGAGCGACTTGAGCTTCCATCGCAACAGCGCGATTTCTTGAAGCCATAGCTTTGATTAACTCGATTTGTTCAGGAGTTCTTTTTAAAGTAATTTTCATATTTAAATTTTTCTAGGTTAGATTAGAGTCCAAGACCGATGATTGCATAGCTTCCTGAAAGTGGATCGACAAGGTTGGCAGTCGAAGTAGCAGAAGTGCGTGAACCAGTAGCGATAACAAGAGCAACTCTTGCTGGATTAGTGATTGCACAACCAGTTAATCTACCGCTGGTGCCTGATGAAAGAGCGAGTCCACCACCAACACCGATTTGAGTAGCGCCAGTTCCGATAGGTGCAGTAAACGCAGCATCATCAAGTGTGAAAATACCGCGAGTTGCAACTGGAACTGCTTGACCTGGAAGCATACACATAAGCTCTTCAGCTTTTTGTGGGTAGTAAAGAAGCTTCTCACCGTTTTCGTCAAGCTTTGCAGTTTGGCGAAGAGTCATGCCGATAAGCGCATCACCCGAAGTAGCAGGCTTGAGGCTGATGCTAACTCTTGGGTATTGGTTGGCTCCAACGTGTGGATAATTTGTCTTACCAAGATATGATGCATAAGCATTATCATAAGTAATGGTATCCACGTTTAAGTTTCCGCTTTCAATAGTAACGAAAACGCCAGCGTCTCCGTAGCTAGTAGCGCTGCTATCAAGAACTGATTCGTTAACAAATCCAGTTCCAAGAGCGAACATGTTGATAACGTCAGTTTCGTTATATTGTCTGAATGGTAATGTTCTAAGTGACATAATATTAGTTTATAGATTGTTTAGGAAATAATGATGTTTTTGCGATCAAATGCACTAGCGAATTTTTCTCTGAGTGATTTGACTTCTTTTGAAGATTCTTCATTTGAATTAGGAAGTCCACTTTCAGAAGCTTGAGCTTTTTCAAGAGCTTCTTCAGCGAGTTCCTTGTCGGTTTTGGTTTCTGAAGCGGTAGAAACAGAAGCGAGCTTCTTAGCGACTTCCGCATCAATTCTGTCTTGGATACTCTTTTCGTAAGAAGCCTTAACTTCTTTGTTCTTGTGTTTCCACATGATTGAAAGCTTATCTTGATAAGCAGCAAAAGCTTCGTCAGAAAAATCGAGAGACTTGAGTTCATCGAGAAGAACTTTGCGATCTTCGTCATCAAGATCGTAGCTATTATCGACAACTTCCATTCTAGCATTGAAGCAAGCAATAGCTTCTTCTTGCTTTTTGAAATTTTCGAATTCTGCAATGCGCTGTGAAGCTTGGCCAATGTCAGCTTGTAGTTTTTCAACTGAAGCTTTTAGCTCTTCACGCTCTTTAATTGCAGCAGCCGCTTCTTCTTCGGCTTTGGTTAGAGATGCACGATATTCGATATCTTTTTGTTTGATAGCGTCGGCAAATGTACTAGTCATGTTGGCGACAGCTTCTTCGGAGAATTTTTTCTCCACAAGAAGATCTTTAAGTTCAGAGAGGACTTCTTCAATATCCATAATAGTTTCTTTTTTGTGTTTTACATTCGCTAACTGTATTTGGGAAATAGATGATTCAGTTTTTTTATTATAATTTTTGTTTTTAATATCAAAAAATGTTTTTTTGTCTCTTTTGTCTTTGATTTCCACCATAGATGAAGATTCATTGTCAGAATATAAACCTTTTACATCAGCAGCTGGATTTGTTGTGAAACCTATTCCCAATGGATAAATTTCTCCAGTTAACAAACGATATACATGACTGCCATCATCAAGTTTACCAGCGCCACCATAAGCTTTAAGCTTTCTACGCATTTCTTCAAAGTGTTTTGGATTGCTGATAATCTCAGCGTCTTTTAAATCAGCGCCTCCGACAGCTATCAAGAACTCACTGAAACCAACTTCCCAACTAGTGGATATTGATTGATAAAGAGAGTCTTGAGGATCTACTGATCTTTCTATAAGCTTGGCAAATTCTTTGTTTGCGTATTTATAAACAACAGCGCCCAAAGCAATGTTGTAAGGATCTTTTTTATCCAAAGCTTCTTCAATCTCAATCAAAGAATTTGTTCCATACTCACTAAAACCAGCGCTTACAATATGACCGACGACTTTACCTTTATCATGTTCAATATTAGTCGGCTTGTGCAAGAAGTTTTTAATTACTCTTGCAGCTGTTGCCGAATCCATTCCATCATCATTTTTATTGAACTTGTTGACTATTGCGGCATTAAAAGCAACACCAATCAAATCAATATTTTCAGAAAAATCAATATCTTTTGGAAGTAATGGTTTTAAATTTTCTAAAGAAGCTTTTGAAATAAAAGACTCATCTCCCTTGACACAAGAAAGAATTGGCGATTCAAATTTCGCTGTGTATTTATACTTCATATTTAAAAATCATTATTCTTTTCCTTCTTCCATTTTTTCTTCTTTTTCTGTTTCTTTATTCTCATGAGAAGCTGGATCTGATGATTTGTCCATCTTTTTAAGAATAGCTTTTTGAAGAGCTGGTGGAAGTTTTTTCTGTGCTGGGGTTAATTCTCCAGAATTACTTTCTTCCATAAGTGTCGCTTGCATTTTGTCAAATTGAACCGCACAAGCTTTCATTGTCGAGTCATCGTCCATATCGCTTGTATCAACAAGAGCTTTATCATCTGATGCACATGTACTCATGAATGATTTGTATACAACGGCTTTTTTATCCGCCATCTTAGCAAGAGACACTTGAACCTCTCCGTTTTTAATTTCAACTGTTTTTTCAAGTGGAACTTTAACGTCTTCTGGATTAATTTTCATTTATTTTTTGGGAGTGATATAATAACGCTGCTGAATAATCATCTTCAATCTGATGTTCAGAAGCTATCTCTAAAACTTCTGGGATTATTGATAAAGAAGCTATTTCGTCAAAGTTGTTTACACAAGAATACGCGGTATCTTCCCAACAATTTAATTCTTTAGAAACTGCTATAGAATGAGACAACTGTTCAAGCATTTCGTGCTGTTGATTATTTAACTTTTTCAAGTTCAACTTACTCTTCAACTCTTTTTCCATGTTGGCTTTTACAGCTTCAATATTCTTGATTACTGCTTGAATATTTTTTATAGAAAAATTGGCTTTTGTAATTGGTATACCAGTTGTTCCTTCTGGTCTTCCCGCAACCTTGTTTGTTTGATTGATTGTCGCCTTGTTAGCGTTTGGATCTTTCGGCGGTGCAATAACAGGAACACCTCCAACAATTGGATTATAATACCCATCTTCTCTTTCCTTGACAAATCCTTCTTGAGCGGGAGCGATGTCTTCGGCTTTTGGAAACTGTCCAGTATGAAACATTTCCATTCCTTGCTGTGGAGTAATGATTCCAAGCTCCATAAGGCGTGTAGAAACGCGCATAAGCTGGGTTTGATCTCTGATATCAATATCTCTGAAGTGAGCCGTAGGAGAGTTCTTCAAGCCCATGTCCTTGGCTATCCTGCGAATCTCAGGCTGCAAGAAATCATTCAAGAATGCGTTTCTCGCTTCTTTTAATCTATCGATGAAAATTTGAGCTTTTACTTCAGTAGCACTATACTTTTCCTCACCAATAACAATGTTCTGAAGACCTTGCCTGATATCTTCATTCAAAACTTTATATTTATCTGGACCAAGAACCTTATTTAATTCTGGAATTACGAACTCTGCTTTTGTGGTATAATCAGAAATTAAAACTCTTCCAACGCTTTCGTTTTTAAACAGACCTTGCATCGCTAATAAGTTATTTTGATTAATGCCTCCCTTGTCTGGTTCGGCTCCCATCGTAATCAAAAGAATAACGTTTTCGACTGTTCTTGTAATAGCCTGATCCATTTTCTTCAATTCCATTTTAGCATTGATATCTTCAAGCACTGGATAACCGAATGGAACGGCAAATGGTTCGTAATCTTGCTTTTTATAAAATGAATATGTGAGCTTCAGGGGATCAAGTTCAATTTTTAAACCATCAGAATAATAAGCACCGTTCTTAATGTCTTTTTTTACTTCTGAAGGAAGACCTTCTAAGATATCTTTATCTTCTTGACTGATTGGATTTTGCAAACGAGCCAATTCATACTCAGAAAGAATTTTTTCATAAGCTCCAGTATTAAAGGTCGAACCTCTTTTAGCGACTACATCAAATGGATTTAATAAAATATACTTAACTGGAATTTTATTCACCATAGATGTGATATCTCCAATTTGTCGCATCACTTTAGTGTAGTCATCGACTTGGAATTTACCATCTACTCTATAAAGGAAAATATTACCGCTTCTATAATACTCGCGGAAGTATTGATCTTTTAAATTCCACAGCTTAATTTTCTTAAACCATTCCGTAAAGAAATCCCTGCTTTTTTGAGATCCGCCTTCAAAGTAAATTTCAGTATTGGCAAACTCTGCCATGATATCAATAGCATTTCTGAATATAGCTATGTTGGCATAAGCTTTTTGGCAAAGTTCAATAGCTTCTCGCACGTTGACTCCATCCATTGCATAACTATACGGCAAGAGTCCATTTCGGATGCTGCTGAATCTGTCAAGAGTTCTATTTAATGCAGACCTATTAATTCTACTACCGCTTGGTTGATCATTGTTTAATCGCCCATAAGATGCCTTGGATACATCGTGTTTACTAGATGCATCTGAAACATAAAAAGGCTCGCCGCACAACTCTGGTTGATAATCATTTTGCGAAGTTGGACCGACAGGATTAAACTTGCTCTGACTGATCTGATTCCAGTATTCAGATTTTTTTTGGTATTTACGTTTCGATGATTCCATTTACTTATTTTACACCAAAAGTCGAAAAGTTAACTTTAAAAGTTAATGAATAAACATTGGAACGAATGTAGATTGCACGGTTTCTTGCGGCGTAGACATCATATCATAATATACACTCATCATCCAATTTCCCAGCACAAGAGCGGAGTAAGAGTCTTTTCTCGCTTTGTCAGCGCCTCTTTGCTTTTTGAGATTAAGCGGTAAATCAAAACTTTGAGTTCCTTGCGTCGAACTCGAAACTTGAATTAAAGCGCATTGAACTTTAATCGTATCAACACTGTCTTTAAGATGCTCAATAAAGTCGATCATTTTTGCTCCTTCATTTTTTTCATCGTCGATACGCAAGAATTTCAAATCAGCAATGGGAATGTTTGCTGTTTTTTGTCGAGTGAAGTCATCGTTCAGAGCCATGCTTGCAAACCATATGTTTCTATGATCAAACGCTGACTGCAACAACTCATTCGCATATCTTATCCAAAAAGAACTTGGCTTTCTTAAAAATACTATTCTTTTGGATTCTAAATTATATTGATTTCTAGCATCGCGCAAGGATTTTTCATATTCTTGAGTATTGTCTAAATCAGCGTCAAAGCATTCTAATTTGAAATTATTCTTTTTGAATAACTCACTTTCGTTGCAAGAATTTAAAAACTGCACGCCACCATTATAGTCTCCTACAACGGCAACCACATTAAATGATGTCATCAAGTAGTAGAAATACTCAATATGCTTTTTCAAGTTTGTACCAGATAAAGCATACGAGTGAACCACGATGCCTGTTCTTTGATTTGGCTGTAGTTTGATAACTTGCATGGCAAAATCATCAGAACCATCACTTTCAGACCATGATGGGTCAAACGATACAATATATTTTGCTTTAGAATCCCCTATTACTTCGACACACTGCCCTTCTCCGTCTGGAACAGTGCATTGAGCCATCTTACTCACTTTGAAGTATCCAGAGCTATCATCTGTGAACACAGAGCCGAATTCTCGCTCGAACTGTGCGACACTCATGGTAGCTTTTGATTGGTCCAGAAGGTTGGCATCGTAAAGTTGCTCTGGAGCGCAATCATAACTCAAGTGCATAATAACTCTATGAGCTTTATCTTTTTGTTCGGGATTCATAATCAAGTTTTCATACTGCAAATAAAGTTTGTATAAATACTCGAATCGATAACTCGCAGAAGACAGTCCAATTATTTTGTTGTGAGGCCAAAGATGGCGCTCAGATTCTTCCATTTTCCCTTCTTTTATCATCTTAGTTTCTAGATCATAAACTTGTTGCCTTTCAGTTGGATTTTCTACAACAGCCAAGAATGGTAAAATGACTTCATTGAGAATCTTTTCTGGCATCAATAAAAGTTCGTCAATAATCATTCTTTGGAAACGGAAACCACGAAGTTTTTCACCATCACCAAGAGGCAGCGCTGTAATTTTACTTCTTCCAATTTCCATAACCCATTCATCGTTGCTTTTAGAAACTCTTGTAATGCATTGAGACAATAATGCAGCTTTCGGGCTTCTAGAAATATCTTCGATCTTTCTGAAAATCATCTTTGACTGTCTGAATGATTTACTAATAATCCCAATGTGGACACCCTGATTGAATATGGCATCTAAAATAGCAAACACAGCTGTTGAGAATGATTTAGAAAGACCTCGCGAATTATGGTGAACAAAACCGTTTCCAACATAACACTCTTCATTTTCTACAGTAATATCGACAGATTTAACTAAGCAAGAGTCAATCGATTTAATCTCAGAAAAAATTACATTTTCTTTCTTTATATCTTTTATGATACTCTCTGTTTCGAGAGATAAATTTTTTAAAATATGTAATTCATTTTGAGAAAAGCTTTTGCCCCAAGATCCTTTTCGGCCTGTTAATTTTTCTCTTGATCCATCTTTCTTTAATATTTCTGAGAAATTTGGAATTAAGTTATTTTGATAGTTTCTGGTTTTGGATCTATTAATAATTTTTTCTAAATTATGCTTTTTATGAGAAACTACGAAGTCTATTGAGTTTTTAAATTCGGTAAGAGATTTTTCATCATTTGATATCACTAAATCATAATATGGAACATCTTTATGCTCTCCCGATTTGCGAAGGAAAGATTGAACTCCCATGTTATTTAAAATCATTTTTATCTGACGTAATAATTCAATAGAAGTATTTTTAATACCCACTTTACTATTCTTATCAAGATAGGAAGCATAACCATCGGCATCAAAAACTCCACCAATCAATGCGCAAAGTTCATTTCTAGAACATTGAAGTAAACTATCACATATAACTTTATCTTTAGATTTTAAAGACATGTTCCATCCTATTTGTTCTAACCACTTAGATAGTTTTCGATTGAATATTGAATACTCATAAAAGCTTAAATTTTTAGTTCGTTGACGAGCATAACTTTTAAATTCATTATCGCGAATGAATTTTAAACATACCTCTTGAACTTCATAACTTTCTGAGCAATAATGCACTCCATCTTGATTTACCCATCCATCGCCCAATACATAACCTAACAAATAAAATAAATAAGGAGATCTTTTGATTTCGGAGCCATTGGTGATATCTTTATTTCCCCATACCTCAGTTTTTATTTTAATTGGCAAGTGATCTCCAATTGACAGATCTTGTATATTTTTGAATTCAAAACCTCCATTGTTATAAGCAAGAACCTTATGTCCAATTTTAGCTTTAAAAGAATCGCCAGATTTTAAATGAATACTTAATCCCCGCTCTTTTGGATTAAACTTTTTATCTAAAACTAAATTAATATCATTTCTAGATCTAACAGATTCTCCGACATTAATATCTTTGATCTTTTTAAATCCCTCGCTAGATAAAACGTATTCATTTTCCTCCAAACACCAAATACCTAAAAAGTAATCCGTTTCCATCATAGACTTGATTGCTATGTGCTGGAATGGAAATAAACTAACTCCAGTGATTAATTCGGTGGCAAAAGATGGATTCTCTCGTAAGAATTTATATAAAAGAACCTTTGCTTTTTTCTCTTCTATAAAACCTTTGCAATCAAGAATTTCTTGATTTACATTCTTGAATTTTTTATTTAATTTCTGCGATCCTTCTTGCCAACTCATTTGGAACCCCTTTCGTAATAATCCATAACCTTGTTATCTAAGAAATACTGCATATCAGTATTCCACAACTCTTTCCCACAAATCAATAGTTTTGGAATTAGTATTTGACTATTCCCTCTACTTCCGCTAAAAACAAATTGGCAACAGTCTCTATATTCGTGTTGCAGTTCTTTCATCACATGAAAGGCATAATCAAGATTATATCTCTTTGGTGAGTGAGCATTTCTTTCTGACATTCGATATAAATCGCATTCAGTAACAATAAACAAATAAGATCCAAGATCTCTGCATCTTTGAAGTTCTCTCGCGAATCTTTTATAGCCGACTGTCATAGTAGAACAAAAATCAGCGAATGATTTTCTGTCTACATAAGTATAATTATAATCATCGCCGCTTACGGCATAATCTCCGACATCTAATTTAAGACTCTTGGAGTTTTTAAACTCTAATGGTTGCTGCTCTCTTGTGTCTACATATATCTGCA